ATGACAGCACTACCTGACGTACCCAACAACCGTTGCTTAAATTCAGCAATGCGACCAGTATCGTTTTTAGGACGACCAATCGGTAACTTAGCTTTTTTCAAATCCTCTTTACGAGGACGACCCATCTTAGCTTTTGGTTTTACGACAATCTCAGACATCATCTCTTTCAGGTTATTGCTTTTTTAAGCAGCCCTACATTACTTTAAAGTTTAACTTTAGGGAGTATTTCTTTATAAGTGTTGTTCTTATTAAGTTATAACAATATAAGTTATAAACTAATTAAGTTAAAAACATCCTTAGTGTTTTAACGAACAAGATTCTCCTTAGAATCTATTATAACACTTTCTTGTCTACTTGTCAAGTCTTTTGTGAAAATAATTGTAGTATGTCGTAAGTACTTACTAGCCCCTTCGGGGAGCACACCTAGGACATCTTAGCAGCCCTTCGGGTGAGCATCTCCGAACATCACTTACTTAGTACTTATTAGTACCACTTTAATGGGGACAGAGTCATTATTAAGTCTTTGATTCTACAGTGTTTCTTTTTTGTCATGTTAGAGGATACTTTCTTTGTTTTTTTAGTAACTTTAGTTAGTTATTTTTTCTTTTTAGGAATCTCTGTGGGTACCGTATAAGAATTACTTGCGAGCTACCCATGCCCCCCATCAAAGTTAGTAAGTGTTCACTTCGCAGAAGCTTCAAAGGTAAGTAAGTGCTCACTTTTGAGGCTCAATTGATGAATGTATGAGGCTTTAAAGGTACCTCTTCAGTACTAGTGAGGATCTACTAACATACAGAGTACAAAATAGTACAGGGGAGCAACTGGACTAAGTTAGTACACACTAACACAACACTAACAAGCTAAACTTCAAAGAATCTTTGGTCTAACATGACAATCAATTCTAAGCCGGTTTATAGGCTCTCTGAGCTGTTTTAGTCTGTTTTGATGTCTTAGGTCATTCCGTCGGAGATCTCGATTTTCGAGGGTAAACCCTAAGTATAGAAACTAGATAAATCATAACTAAATATTATTAAGGAAACCATTGCAAAACGCTTGACGAACTCCACGAACTCGTTCACAGTAGAGGCTAGCAGTAACGAAACACAATCCGAATTTAACTTAAAGGAGTAGCAAACATGAAAAACGCAGACATCATCAAAACAATCACCAAACACAGGGGCAAAGTCATGGTGAGCGTTCAAGGGACTGAGATGTACGTCGCAGTAGAAAAGGCAGATCTCAAGGAGCAACTCAGCAAGGAGCTTGACGCTGACTACTTCGAGCTGTCTGTTTGTGAGTTGACACACTCAACCAGCATCAAGCCTCTGATGTTCTTAGACTTCACACCATATCAACCATCGCCAACAGTTCGCATAATCTAAGGAGTATCACAAATGACACATTACGACGCAATCCTTGACCACATCAAAGCAGACGCACCATGCTCTTACAAGCACGTAACTGGTTGGGCTGTCTCTCAGGGCTTCGGTGGCTCTAAGATGGTGTTTGCCTTGCAATCCATGATTCGTGACGGGGTGATATCAATTCACAACGAAGACGGCTCAATGATCGTTGAATTAAACTAAGGAGAATAAGCAATGACTAAATTAAACAAATCAACAGCCGAAAGAATCAGCCAGTTGATCAACTCTCTAACGCTTTGGGCTTTAGCAGTTGAACGCAACGACAACAGCGATGAACAATCAATTCAATACATGAGATGGCATGATGAAGCAGCCGACAAGCTGGCAGAGTTTGGCATTGATGTTGCACAATATAAATTTAAGGAGATTCTATGAAGAACTGGCAAGCTGTCCTCTTAACTGTACTATTGTTTATCATTGCACAAGTGGCATTCTATTTAACATCACAAGGGGTAATCTAATCATGACAATCAAATTAAAACGTATTCCGTTGATCTCTATCGATACCAATGCCAAAACCGTAAAAGGACAATCTGAAGGATATCTAACGGGGATCCTTTACATGGCTCCGGCAAACCTTAGCGGATATAACACTTGTGGCATGGCGGAAATTGCGGAGTGTATCAAACCTTGCTTAAATACAGCAGGGTTAGGCGGAGTTTACACTAGCATTCAGGAGGCACGTATCAAAAAAGCACGATTGTATTTTGAAGATCGAGAATTATTTATGCATAACATTGTATTAGATATTAAAAAGCTTATCAAAAAAGCAAGTGATAAGGGTTTTATCCCTTTAGTACGTCTAAACGGTACGTCCGATATTAAATGGGAAAACGTACCCTTAACAGTTGACGGGATCCAATACCCTAATATTATGAGTGTATTCCCTAATATTCAATTCTATGATTATACAAAAATTGCCAATAGATCAAGCTTACCGGCAAACTATGATCTAACTTTTAGCTATAGCGGAGTGTTACGGTATCAAAAATACGTAAAAATTGCACTAGAGAATAAAATGCGTATCGCTGTAGTTTTCCGGAGTGAGAAAACTATCCCGTCTAAATTTTTGGGTTTACCTTGCGTATCTGGTGACAATACGGATATCCGTCATATTGAAGCAGGGAATATTATTGTGGCTTTATATGCCAAAGGTAAAGCAAAAAAAGATACATCGGGGTTTGTAGTTGACCACGTAAAGCCAGTATTTAATTTAACTGTAGTCTAATTTATAGGGGTTTTATCATGCAATATCAGGGAAAATTGTGGGATCGTTATCAGTGCTATTTAGCGTTTACGGACGATTGTCCGCCAAAATCATTCGATCAGTGGCTTAACTCATAAAGGAATAATTATGGATGCAATAACAGAAAAACAAAAAACACTTATCGTCAATAACATTGTGAAAGCTTGCGACGATATAAACAAGCTTAACGGGACTGGCTATAAATTTATCTATCTGGCTTCAGGGTTTATCGCTCATTACAATCTACAGGGTTTTAAGGGTCACTACAGCGAAGCCAGTTTAACGTCCGATATTTTACGCAATGCGTCCGCCAATAAATGGCTTAATTTTAGGGAAGGGGATAGAGATTACCTATACTATAAAAGTAAGGCGGATATCTATTCTAGAATTGTGAATAAGCTTCACAATAAAGCATTAAATTTATATAACACTTAAAAAGGATCAAAAATGGAAAACAATCTAGCAATTAAATTATTAAATTCTAACGGTAAGATCATTACAGTAACCTTTACAAAAAAAGACGGATCTATTAGGGTAATGAATTGCCGGTTAGGGGTTACTAAGCACCTAAAAGGCGGAGCCAGTACTCTAGATCCTGAAAAGTATATAACCGTATACGATCTAAAAAGCGAAGGATATAGAGCCATTGCGAAGGATCAAATTCTAGCTATTAAAGGGGCATAACATGAGCCAATTAATTTATCCCGTCAAAATTGCGAAGGGCAATAAAACCTATATCATGCGGACTATAGGTGAGTGTTTAAAATTAGGAATGACTCACTTATCGATAGAGTTCGAAGGATCTTATATCGATCTTAAATGGATCTCACCGGATAAAAAGTATATCGGTTTCGGATCCATTGGAGGAATTAAAGGGGACGATATAGCGAAGGAATTAAACATAATGTACGCAGGGTTAAAACAAGCTTCGCAATTCATTGCGGATCATTTTTATCACGTTAGAATGGGATAGATTATGATTAAAAATTGTAAATGCGATGACTACTATACTTGTAAAGCTTGTCGGAGGATCGATACGTATACTTATGCTGAAATCGGTTCTATGATGGGGATTAGTCATCAACGAGTGCAACAAATAGAAAAAAACGCTATACGCAAATTTAAAAATAACTTACAATTACTTGGTTACAATTCAATAGAGGAGGTTTTATGATGTCAATGCACGATAGGTACTATGAGCCGGAGGACGACGACAACGACGATATGGACGAATACGTCGACGATTATGTCAAGTTTGAAATGCGAAAAGGAGGCGATCTAGATCCTACTGAACAAGGCAATTTTCTAGAGGCTATGAGCCAGTTAGGACTACCGGAAGAGATCGAAAACTGGGAGGACGCAAGCGAAGATCAGCGAGCACAAGTTATCGAATACTGGGAAGACGTCGGACGTTATTTAGGCGAAGAGTCTTATTTTCAATCACGTTAGGATTTCACATTATGAAAAACGAACAAAACTACTGGTGTAACGGTTTTTGGTTTGATCTCTATGAGGAGGCTAAAAGATACGCTGATTTTATTCTAGAGCATCAACGACAATATTATGCTATTTTTACAAAGGCTGAAATAGAGGCTCATAAGGAGATTTTAGACAAAGATGAAGGCTAGGTATCAACTGGTAGTAAAAAACGGCTAAAAAGCCCCTTAAAATCGATTTAAAAGGATTATAAATGAGATGCTATTGTTGCAATAAAGCGTTGTCCGATTACGAAGCGACACGTAAGAGCGTAACTACTGGCGATTTTCTAGATATGTGCAATAAGTGTTATGGATCTATTTCTAGTGAAGTCTTAGCCTTGGAACGTACCGATTTACGACACGAAGACGAAGAGGAGGAATTTCACGATATGATAAATGAAGACTTTTTCGCATCGTGGAACGACAAACCCTTGGATGACTGAATTTTTGCACTATAATACTAAGAAGTTATACTTATATGTTAAATAACTATTATTGTTATAACTTAATAAGTAGTACTTATAAGTATAGTAGGGCTTCACTAAAATGGAGAACAACACTATGAACGAGAACAGATTCACCTCACAGAATGCTTGGTATCATTTTGTCTTAGACGACATTGTGGACGCTATCAGGCTTTATGGCTATAACGAAGTTATGCAAGATATTGTCGATAGATATCACGAGACTTCACAACACGTGGAGCACCTTCATGACTAATTACATGGTTTATAACGAAGACGGTGAGCTTATGCGTATCGTTGGACGACAAGAAGAGGCTAGATGTATTGTCTCAATGCGTACTGGCTGTACTTTTAAATGTATCAGAACACCTAAGCCAGTCAT